CCGTAGAGCCAGTCATCGTGACAGGCATGGAAGCCCTTGGTCGAGGTAATGACCTAGCTCGCTTGGACCAGTTCATCTCCGTGGTGCAGCAGATCCCTGATGCAGCAGGAATGATCAATTGGACTGACTATCTCACCCGTCGAGGTACCGCTCTCGGTATCGACATGAAGGGTCTTGTGAAGTCAGAAGAGCAGGTCGCTCAAGAAGCACAGCAAGCCCAGCAAATGGCAATGATGCAACAAGCCATGAATCCTGCGATTCAAGCTGGTGGTAAAATCGTTCAAGAAAGTATGAAACAAAATGGCCAAAGCTCCGAGCAAGGCTAAGGTTTCTGAAAAGACTGAAGGTGCTATCGAAGAGGTAGCACCCTCAGAACCTCCTAAGGAAACTGAAGCTACACATGTCAGCAACCCTGTTGACGCTTTCAAACATAAAATGGTAATCATCAACTTCTAAATGGTAGATACTGTAACTATTCAAAATACCACACCTGGAGAGGATCCAAAGCACGTACAGGCGATGATCGACAAGGTCGATGCAGCCAGTGCAACTCCTCTTCCTGATGGTGAAACCCCACCCACTGAACCGACCGAAGACCGTCCCCAGTGGCTCCCTGAGAAATTCAAATCCCCTGAAGATATGGCCAAGGCGTATGCCGAGCTAGAATCTAAGTTGGGTAAACCTGCTGAAGCTAAGCCACAGGACACTCCTCCTGCTGACCCAGCGACTGACCAGGTGGACCAAGAGCTTCAGTCAAAGGGTTTGAACCTCGCTGACTTCAATGCGGAATTCGCAGAGAAGGGTGAGTTGTCTCCTGAGAGCTATGATGCACTGGAAAAGGCGGGTTATCCACGGAACTACGTTGACCAGTTTATTGATGGTCAGAAGGCACGAGCTGCCTTGTACGAGTCCGAGGTCAAAGCTGCTGCTGGTGGATCCGAAACTTTCAACGAGATGGTTGAATGGGCAAAGGCCAACCTGACCCCTGCTGAGATCAATGCATACAATGCAGCGATTGATTCAGGTGACCAGGCCAAAGCCAAGCTGGCAGTCTCTGGTGTGTACCAGAAGTTCTCCTCAGCTCGTCCTAGTGAACCGTCATTGTTCAAGGGTGCTACATCCTCTGCTTCATCTAGCGATGTCTATGAGTCTATCGCTCAGATGCAAAAGGATATGGCAAGTCCTGACTACAAGGCTGACCCTGCATTCCGTGCTAGGGTACAGGCTAAGTTGTCCCGCTCCAACATCATGTAAGAACTCCTCCTATGGCTTCGGCTGTAGGACGCAGCCCCCTAGCAATAGGGGGTTCGCATTACCTTGTTTTGAAGAACTATCCACACTGCATTTCTATGCGGTGGAATTGCAATTCTAAGAACTGATTACAGACCTTTGCCTCCTGCGGGAGATAACTCTGCGTATATGTTGTCGGGTTTCTAGGAAGTTGCATCAAACTTTCTTCAACTCTACACGAGGTTATTTATATGTCTAACGCAACTCCAAGTCGTCTTGGTGCCATCAATGGTGGTGTCGATAAAGACGCATTGTTTCTAAAAGTTTTCGCTGGTGAAGTTCTAACTGCTTTTGCTGAAAAGAACGTATTGCTTGAGAAGACTACTGTTCGCTCAATCAGCTCTGGTAAGTCTGCACAGTTCCCTGTAACTGGCAACTTCTCCGCTGCTTACCACACTCCTGGCAATGAGATTCTTGGCGAGTCCATGAATCATGCTGAGCGTGTGATCACTATTGATGACTTGCTCATCTCAAACACTTTCATCGCTAACATCGATGAAGCTAAGAACCACTACGACGTACGTGCTAACTACAGTGCTAAGTTGGGTCAGGCTCTAGCTAACACTGCTGACCGTCAGATGTTCCAGGTTGGTATCCAGGCTGCTCGTGCTGCTGCTACTGTAACTGGTGGCTTCGGTGGTGGTCGTATCGTTGATGCTGACTTCTTGACTAGCTCTGACGACTTGATCGCTGGCTTGTTTGCTGCTTCTCAGACTTTGGACGAGAAAGACGTTCCAGAAGATGAGCGTTACGCTTTCGTACGCCCTGCTCAGTATTATGCTCTTGCACAGAACACTAAAGTCTTGAACAAAGACTGGGGTGGTGCTGGTGCTTACGCTGACGGTAAGGTACTACGTATCGCTGGTTTGACTATCGTTGCAACTAACCACTTGCCTTCTACAAACATTACTACTGGCACTCAAGCTGGTACTGCTACTCGTTACGCTGTTGACGCACGTACGACTGCTGCTCTAGTAATGCAGAAAGAAGCTATTGGTACTGTTAAGTTGCTTGATTTGGCAATGGAATCTGAGTACGACATCCGTCGTCAAGGTACATTGATGGTTGCTAAGTACGCTATGGGTCATGGTATCCTACGTCCTGAGTGTGCTATCGAATTGGCTACTGGTGCAGTAGCTTAATTGACGTAACAACCCTAAGGGGACTCTCGTAATTGGGGGTCCCCTTTTTTTTATTATTGGTGATTATATATGGCTACTGTAACTACTCCAACAACGGAGCTTGAAGCAATCAATACGATTCTGTCTGTTATTGGCGAATCTCCTATCTCCTCCTTGGCGGATATCTCGTCAGTAGCTGATGCAGTCACAGCTCAATCGATCCTATCTGAAGTGTCTCGCCAGGTGCAAACCAAGGGATGGCATTTCAATACCGAAAAGAATTTCGAGCTTACCCCTGCTGTTGGTACGGGTGAGATCACTATCCCATCAAACTGTGTCCGAGTAGATACAGATGATATGGATAAAGACACTGACGTTGTTCAGCGTGGTAACCGTCTCTATGACCGTGTGAAGCATACCTACTCCTTCAGTAAATCCCTGAAGTGTCAGTTGGTCGTCCTTCTACCGTTCACAGATCTACCACAAGCTGCTCGTCATTACATTACAATCAAGGCTGCTCGTGTATTCCAGTCACGCACTGTTGGATCCGAGGCTTTGTACCAGTTTACTGCTGTAGATGAAAGAGATGCCCTTCTCGATTTGAAGAGAAACGAAGGCATCACTGGTGACTACAACATTCTGACCAGTAACCCTACTGTTTTCAGATCACTTATTCGAGAGTAAATTATGCTGATTTCCCAGTCTATCCCTAACTTGGCTAATGGTGTCTCGCAGCAGCCCTTTACCCTTCGATTGGCTTCCCAAGCGGAACTCCAGGAGAACGGTCTGAGCACCACCTCACAGGGGCTGAGGAAACGCCCCCCTACGAAACACCTGAAGAAGATCCTGTCAGGCACCTTCACCAACTCCTACATTCACACGATCAATCGTGATGAGAATGAACGGTATGTTGTGGTTGTGACCAATGGTGATCTAAAGGTGTTTGACCTCGCTGGTAACGAGAAGACTGTAAGCTTTCCTAATGGTAAGGCTTACCTCAATGCTACCGATCCAACGAATGCATTCCGTGCTGTCACTGTAGCTGACTATACGTTCCTTGTGAACAAGACGGTTACAGTTTCTCCAGGCTCTACAAACTCGACAGAGCGAGAGTTCGAGGGTCTCATCAACTGCAAGATTGGTAACTACGGTAAGACATATCGAATTATAGTCAATGGTGTTGAACAGGCCAGTTATACAACTCCTGATGGTTCTAATGCATCACATACGGCAAACATTTCAACAGATTATATTGCTGCTCAGCTCTATACCAACCTTGCTGCAAACGGCTTCAATAGTGGCAACTGGACCTTAGGACTATTCGGCTCGGTTATTCGTCTATCTAATGGTGCTGTCAACTTTACACTTCGCTGTGAAGATGGCTTCAACAATGCTGCCATGCTAGTCCTCAAGGATCAGGTTCAGAAGTTCCAAGACCTACCAGCCAACGCTGGTGCAAACGGCTTTGCCGTTGAGGTGGTTGGTGACAAGCAGACTGGCTTTGATAACTTTTGGGTTCGTTATGACAGCACAGGGTCTGGCTCTTGGCGGGAAACTATCAAGCCAAACACACGCTTGGGAGTATCAGCACCAACCATGCCTCACACCTTGGTTCGTAATTCAGACGGTACATTCACATTCGCACCAACCACATGGAATGACCGCAAGGTTGGCACTTTGGATAGCAATCCAGATCCATCCTTCGTTGGTCGTAAGATAACTGATATCTTCTTTTTTAGAAATCGTCTTGGTTTACTTGCTGATGAGTCAGTCATATTCTCTGAGGCTTCTGAGTTCTTCAACTTCTACCGCACTACGGTAACTGATTTGATTGACTCGGACCCTATTGATGTGACGGTGTCTCACACGAAGGTGTCAACGCTACAGCATGCAATCCCATATAACCGTCAGCTCCTCCTGTTCTCGGCTCAGTCCCAGTTCGTGGTAGAGGCTGGTGATCTCCTCACTCCTAAGACAATCGCCATTAAACAGGCTACGGAGTTTGAGAGTGACCCTAACGTCAAACCTGCTGGCATTGGTAAGAACGTCTACTTCGTTGTTCCTAAAGGTGGTTTCACTGGAGTTCGTGAGTATTTCCCTGTGGACGAGGTATCAGGTATCAACGATTCAGTTGAGGTGACTGGTCACGTACCACAATACATTCCTAATAACGTCTATGATATATCTCCTTGCTTGACTGAGGATATGCTCGTTGTTCTAACCAAGAATGAACGTAACGTTATCTACGCTTACAAGTTCTACTTCAATGGTAACGAGAAGCTTCAAAGCTCTTGGTCCAAGTGGATCATGGATGAAGGTGATTCGATCTTGTCTGCTGAGTTCATCCTCTCAGAGTTGGTCCTTGTGATCCAGAGAAGCGATGGGTTGTACCTAGAGAAGCTCTCAGTGTCTCTAGGGGATATCGGAACCAATGAACCCTACAACGTCCATCTAGATCGCAAGCTCACGGTCGCTAAGGCCAACCTGACGTTCGATGGTGTCTACACCAACATTGCTACAGCCAACCTCCCAGGTCCTCTGACTGGCTCATGGGAAGCGATTGTAGCTACAGGTCAACCACAGGCAGCAGGCACAAAGCTAACCCTCCAGGCCACAGGCACGGGTGGAAGAATCCTAGGTAACTACACGAACTGCGATTTGATTGTGGGACGTAAGTACACCTTCCGTTACCAGTTCAGTGTCATCACTCGTAAGGAGCAGGTGGGTAACTCAGTTCAGTCTGATACCCAAGGTCGTTTGCAACTCAGAACCATGCAGGTCAACTTTGCAAACACAGGCTACTTCAAAGCGTTGGTGACCCCTGAAGGTCGTTCAACATATTCATATATTTATTCAGGCAAGACCCTTGGTCTTCCATCATCAACTATTGGCACGATTGAATTAGATACAGGTAATACGAAATTTCCTATTCTCGCTCAGAATACTCAGGTATCGATCGAGCTGAATAACGATACTCCCCTACCATGTTCGTTCTTGAGTGCGGACTGGGAAGGAATGTATGTCAAACGTAGATCAGGAAGAGGCATGTAAGCCTTTCGTCCGTGAAGCTAAGTTAGTTGATGTTCTCATATTAGCCTGTCACATCCGTGATTGTGATCGCAGAGAGATATGGCATTTAGCCCATAAGCTCCCTGTAGATGCCTTCATGGATGGCTACAAGGTCAGCGATAAGCCCTACGTTGTTGAATGGCAGGGCAAGCCTATCGCTATGTTTGGAGTATCTGGCAACAAGGGATCCGTAGGGGTTCCTTGGATGCTGGCTACAGATGATATTCAAAAGATTGCAAAGTCATTCCTAAGGGAATGCAAGCCGTATGTAGAGAAGATGCACGATGATTATCCCGTGCTGACTAACTTCGTATGGTCTAAGAACGAAGTACATATTGCTTGGTTGAAATGGTTAGGCTTCACGTTTGGTGATGCTGCACCCATGGGACCAGATGATGAACTATTTATAAATTTTCATAAGGTGAAAGACTATGTGTGATCCAGTCACAGCAACGCTAGTCATTACAGCCGCATCAGCAGCCAGCTCTGTCTATGCCCAGGATCAAACGGCAAAGGCTCAGAGCAGGGCTAACCAACAGACTTACAACAGTCAGATTCAAGCATACAATACTAATATTGCTAATGCCAATCTGATGAAGACACAGGAATCAGACAACCTTGCAGCTCAAAAGATCGAGAACAACGCTAGGGTTCGTCGTGATACAGCCAAAGCCACGGTAGCGGCTGGTGAATCAGGTGTCTCAGGTTTGTCTGTAGGTGCTCGCTGGTAGTGGTGGCAGAGCTAATGCGAATGCAGAAGTAAATTATTTGAGGCGTGATGCTGCTATCGAACAAGATAGACAGAATGCATGGGCAGGTACTGCTAATGCGGTCAACGCTCTCAAGACCCCACAATCACCAGATTATATTGGTGCAGGTCTAAAGATTGCTCAGGCAGGTGTTGACTATCGTGTCAATTCTACGCCTAAGAGAACAACGAGTTAATTTAAGGAGTATTTATGGCTAGGGTTCCAGTTGAATCCACAGTACGTGCTGAGGCACTACAGACAGTAGCAGTTCCCAGGGCACAGGCCGTGACAGCTAGGTTTGATCCTAGAGCTGACAAGGCATTCCAGCTTGCAGAACAGCTAGGTGCTGCTGGTCCCCAGGTTGAACGTTTAGGACAGTCCCTCCTCAGGCAGGAGCAGCAGGACGCTGAATCGTTCATCAATAGTATGACTCCAGATCAGC